CTCCCAAACGCTGCCACAGCCATTTACAGCCCCTACAAGCGTCCCTCGTCCTCATAACTAAAGTATTCCTTATCACCATAAACGATATGGTCCAAGAGCTTTATATTCATTGTATTTCCTGCATTTTTTAAACATTCAGTCAGGCGGTTGTCGTCATTACTGGGTCGGCAATTTCCTGACGGGTGATTGTGGCAGAGTATCATTGCCGTGGCGTTACATTTCAAAGCTTCACGCAAAATGACTCTTATATCCACCTGCGTACTGGTTATGCCTCCTATAGAGATACGTTGTTTTCTTACAACACGGTTAGACTGGTTCAAGTAAATAGCCCAACACTCCTCCACTTCCAAATCTTCCATATAAGGTTTCATCAGGTTATAAATGTCCTCACTATGCCGGATAATTACCCTGCTGCTCCTACGGTCTATGATACGTTTGTAAAGTTCAATCACGGCGAGAGCCATGTCCCTGCGTGCCGGTGTCAAAAGCTGACAAACATCTTCTATTGAAACATTATCGCCACGCAATAACATTTCATTAACTCTTTTACTGGTTTCTCTGTTGTTTGTCAACTGATAAACTACTTCATTGTCTGACAAATGTCTGCACTCACCACAAATTTCGAATAAATCTTTCATAATGTTGGTTATTAAATTGTTATACAAATAAAGTTCTTGCTAAAAACATACCTCCCAAAACCGAAGCTCCCAGCGTTTCAAGATGACAAGCAAAACGAGCGTAAGAATAACCTCGAGTAATTACATCGTCAAAAACTAGAACTTTCTTTCCCTTAAAAAATTCCTTGTCGAAATTGACTACCTGTACATTATTGACATGCTTACCTGATTTGCTCTCATGAATTGCCAGCCGTTCACCTTCTACCGTGATATGGTCGTAAGCACTGACTGCACCTGATAACCTTGCAACTTCCTCTGAAAACTGCTTGTAGCGGATTTCATTTTTTTGCTGGCTACTGGCTGGGATGCATGCAAACACGATGTTACATGTTTCTTCTCCGAACTGCTCACGGATTTTCTTTGCGACAAGCTGGGCAGCTGAAACGGCACATTTACCGTCTTTGAATGCCCACACAAACTTTCTCACCTGCCAGTCTCTTGCGCTGGCCTGATATTTTGTGGGCAGGTAGTCAAAGAAGTTGAACATGTACTTTCTGCACTGGTTTAGCATGGATTCGGTAAATGGTTTCATATCGGTAGGTTTTAAATTTATTCTGGTGCCGAGCTCGGGTGTTGAGCCTTTTCTTTCTGCTCTTCCTGCTCTGAGCTTTTTTTTATTCCGTTCGCTTTCGCTGCGGTTTGTTTTCGCCTTTTACACCTGCTCAAAAGGTGTTCTGAAGCGTATAAAGACAAGTTTTCCGGAAAAGCACAGCCTTGAATACTACCCTGAAAGGGTGGAGATTTTTTCAGGAACAGAGCTTGAACTTGGCATACGAAGCAGAACATTTACCTTTGCAGGTACAAAAGGCATAAACCGTAGCGGAAGTGATACCGAATTATTGGCGAAGAGCAGACAAAGAAGAGCAGTCAAGCAATACATAGCTTTAGCTATACCGCCAGTAGGGAGAGCAACGGGGCGGGTGGGCCGCTGCGTGAACGCCTTCGCAACCTCAGAAAGACTACCGAGTGTCTTTCTACCTCTTAACCCGAAAAATCCCCATTCCATCATCAAATAGCCTGCGGTTGCCGATGGAATGGGGATTTTTCGGGCGTGAACCGATGTAAATGGGGCGAATTATCAGATAATCGGGGCGAGTTTTTAGCGTGAAAACTTGTCCCAGCAAATCTAACGGACTGAAACAGAGGTTTCAATCCGTGGCAGGAATCAAAAACCCTTGGTTTTTGTTACGTTTATGCCCGACGCGCGCCGCCCCGCGGTTGCGATTGCAACTAATTTTCATCTCGGGAAATGTGACGCAAGCGGAATCCCACCCCCTGCAAAACGGCACAAAAAAAAATGCACCACCGTAGTACGGCAGTGCATCCAACCATCCTTAGCGAACGGTCTATAACATTATGGGGCATACGATGTCACCTTAGATTGCCATATACGCAAGAACTCCTTACGCATGAGCAGGTACTTGAGTGCATCCGTCAGGTTGGTAGATTCTTTGGGCAGACGCTCACGCGGCAACTTATCACCAGTCTTTTGTTTTACCACCATCTGGCTACCACCATCATCTACTAACCTGGTCTTGGTTACTTCCATCTCAGACTTCAGGTTAGGACAGTTATACTGGTCTATCAACAGAGAGAAGAGCTTACCAGCCAGGTTCCCGGACAGCAGGTCAGACATAAACCGGTACTCCAGATTCGAACCGATATTCCCTTGTCCTACAGACATTAATTGTACACGCCATCCGGTCCTTCTACCTTCTGCATCATATTCAATGGCATTCTTTATCTGTGTGGCCATATCCGCCTTCACTCCCTTGTAGTTGTTCATCGCACGGTCGTAGTACAGCTTCAGCACCTTGGTGCGCCGTGGTGCAAAATACCGGACGAACTGTGCCCCCAGCTCACGCACGGTATCCGGAGGAAGCGTGAAGAACTCCTTCAGCACGCGGTACTCACGCCCCAGCTGCTGCCCTACCACCAGAGACAACATATTACCTGCATCCATCCCTGCCTCGAGAGGCATATTGTTATTATGGTAACGCAATACCGTACAGTCTTCCTGCCAACCCAGCGGCTTCTGGTCTATAATCTTATTCAGGTACCCGTCCGCATAGAAATGCCGGATGGACAGATTCGGGTAGAACAACATGCTGGCTTCTATCTTCGGGATAATGGAAAGGATATTACAAGACAAACCCTCCAGTCCTTCAGCCAATTCATCAGAAAACCAGTCCAAGCCCAATATATCCGCATTGACATAAGAAGAAGAAATGAAAAAGAACGACACACGGCGGCGAGTCTTAATCCATCGCTCTTCCCAACGTTTCATATTACGACGGGCCAGTTCGACAGCCCTGGCAGCTTTATCTACCTGATTCTGTAATGTCCGCTCAGTACGTTGCCGTTCGACCAGTTCCCGATACTCCTGCAGGTGCGACACATAGGTCTTCTTACATTCGTTATATACAAGTCCGGCACGCAGCATGAGCATAATCTGTTCTTTTTTATTTTGTGCAGAAAGTTTCAGAATCCAATCGTATTCACCCAGATGGTTAGGGTTCGGCATATCGGTAGTCAGTGTCCTGGAACGGTACCACACAGACTGTCCGTAACGCACATAGAATCCACGTACGGCCTTCAGGAGGTTCGTGAATTTTTCTTCAGGGAAATATTTAACCTCGTCGCCAAACACGCCCACGTAGGAACGTCCGGCACCAATGGCCAGACGATCCAAAGATATGAAGGTGAAATTAAAGCCCGTGTAAAATACCATGGTATTACGCCAGTCGGTACAGACATTATACATTCGCAACCGCCATTCTTCCGGAGGAGCTTCGTTTATCACGTAATGCGTGCCCAACTCCCACCCCAGCAACTGGAGCCCGTCAATTAACGATGGAATCACGTTCTTATGCAGGTCAGAGTAGGTATCAGCCACCCATGCGAACGGAGCGCCCGGGCAGTCCTGGGCTGCTTCCTGAACCCGTTCTGCCAAAACCTGCACTGTCTTGGCAGATGCACGACCGGCCACCCAATAGAGTGACCAGGGCATCATGATGGCCAGCAGCTGGGCTGTCCAGTTGGCGAAGCGTGTTTCCACGCTATCCTCTGAAATTTTCAGTTTTTTCTTGCGTGTCATCGAGAATCTCCTCAAAGTTAATATCTATTACCATCGCATCACGTTTAATGCGTGTACGGTCTTTTTCTGTAAGGTCAGGAATCTTATCAATCTGTGCGGCAAGTTCCGTCCGGTCGATGGAAGGCACGCCAATCTGAGTTGAATCAAGAGTATAGACTTTTATATCTTTCTCCTTGATTTCCTGCCGTTTTACCTTATCCGGTTTATCAAGTTGTTTAACCTTCCAAGCCTGAGTCAGCAAATTACCGTATATCTCCATATCCTTCGCCCCTGAAGACGAAAGAAGTACCGTCTGGGCAGCTTTCATCAGGTTGTCGTAAATCATATTACGATGTGCAGCAGGCTCAATGGTATCATCCAGGTAAAACAGATTCACGGCCTCGTAGTACATTTCTCTTGCACGGGGACGGGAACAGCTGAAAGGTTCGTGCATGAGCATGGAGATGGCACGATCCTTTCCGTATTTGCGCGTAATGCCGACTACGGCAAAAAGCGCATTATAGTAGTCCTGCTCTTCTTCGGACAACTGATATTTGCAACCGGACTCAATGTAGTCCTGCAGCTGCTCGTAATAAGATTTCTCAAACATCTAAATCATCAAAAAAAACTTTTGAAACATTATTTTTAAACTCGATTGCACGGCGCATCTTGTCCAACCGCTGGGCCTGTGTCACATTCTCACCCGTGGCTGCCGCATCCGCCATGGAAATGCCTTCTTTGGCCGTCTGAAGGAGCTGGCCACGGTCATAATGATACTTCAGGGGTGACATAAGAAGGCTATAATAGAACATAAATTCGTTTACCTCTATGTTGTAGTACATGGCAATCTGCTGGGGTGTGTAACCTATCCCAGCCAGTTTCTCGTATTCCTCAATGGGGATACGGGAGAACCATTCCGGACGATTCTTATCTGTCCATTTTATTACCGATTCTGAATTCATAGACTTTCTTCGATTTTAAAAATACATACTGTTCCTCGAGAGCATTTTCTCCATAGTTTCCGGAACCTTCCACCACATAGCATCCGGTATCCGTGTCCAGGCAAGTCACTTTCTTGTGTGACCATCCATAGGTTAGCGTAATGATACCCTCGTTATGCAGCTGCTTGAGTCTTGCAAAAATCAGCGGCATACGGAACTTGAGTGTCTCTGACACATGAAGATGCACGGTACCAATCAACCCTTTATCCTTGTATCGCAACAGTGCATTGATAATTCGCTCGTTGGTGGAATAAGTGGCCACATAGATGTGTCGCACGTAGCCGGCATGGCGAATCAGGTACACAATGAAGGTAAAGGCAGTGAAGCTCTTACGGGTTTCAATGAAGAAGGCTTCATTGGTTCCCGGAAGGCGACCGCACAGTTCCCGTAGATTATTCAGCTTGAAACACAGAATATTCTCGAACCGCTGGGAGTACATGCGCGACTGTCTCACCTCGGCAAACAATTCGTCCAGATTGAAGTACCTATTCATCGCCCAGTAACCGGTTTATCTCTGCCAGCTCGGACTGGTAGGCTTGCAGCCGTGCCCTCCGCTCCAGCTCGAGGTGTGGCTTATCCCGTTTGGCCATCTCGTCCTGAACCCGCCAGATGTTGTTACGTAATCTTTTCTGACGCACCATGAGCTGCTTCACATTCAACGTCAATAATTCTCTCCGGCGGTGGAATGCAGTAAATATCGGATGTTTGCCCAGGATGGAATGATGCTGCTGGTAGTAATTCAATTCTTCCCATATCATCCGGTTCTCGAGATAGGAGTTAATCAGTTCCCGAGCCACCTTAGCGCACTGTTCGGTAGACGTACATTCGCGAAGCTGCTTATGCAAATTCACATAGGCGTGATATTTGGTGAATTTTCGTGATGCCAGCGCTTCGAGTTCAGCCGGACAATCCGGTTCGGAAAGGAAAGGGAATTCATCACGGAACGATTTAGGTTTACGTTCAGAAAACAGCACAACCTGGGAAGATGCCACATAGGTATAATCTTCATCAATCCCATATTTTTTACACAACCAGTCAATCATCAGGCGGCGATTAGCAACCGGATTGGACTTGATCAGGCGTAAAGTCAAAGAGGGTGCGCCCGCCTCGATAAGAAGCTGCACACCCTCTTCGGCGTTCGCACCTGCACGCAACCAGGTGAGAATTGTTTGTTTCATTTCTTAGTATCCAGGAATGGGTTCAAAAATTTCACATTCTCCTGAAAATGCTTCAGGTAAAGGAAACATTTGTCTGCAATAAGCCGTTCGACCGTCTTTGAGTCAGGCTTCTGTGAGACAACCGGAAGAATCCATCCATCCGTATGAAAGTCCAGACGAATGGGGTGTACCGCATACGCACAACCATATACAGTGAGTAAGTGATACTTTCCAGAAAGGATTTCCGGACATTCTTCAAACATCTCTGTCAGCTTTTCCTTCTCCAGCAATACCGGGCAATGCGTATTGTAATCATACGCTGCAAGCCGTAGCGTATCACTCAGCAAAGCAGCAGTATTTTTCATCATAACCGCTTCGGCTCCGGTATAACGATTTGGATTGAGCATACCAAAATGCTTAAATATGGCGATATGACACAAGCCTACATTATCTATCAGATAGGAACCAGGTTCAATCAGGATAAATTTTTCAGACACAGACTCAGATACTATGGCCAGCTTCAATACCTCGAGAATATCCAACTGGCTTCCTTCAGCACCATTGTATTCAATATGCTCAATAAACATATCCTTAGTATATTCTACCTGGTCACCAATGGTGACAAAGCGAATATTTTCAAGCAGGTATTGAGCACAAGATTCAATCACCTTCACAACCTCTTCTTCCCGGTGTTTCGCCTTGAAAAAGGGAATCACGACAGTATAAAAAGGATTTACATCCTGCGCATTCAAATCGCCTGTAGCACCTTCAGGTGAAGTATTCACCGAATCAGAATCGGTTTTAGCTTGTAATGTAGCGTCTGTTGCTTCAGATGCTGTATCCACTGCACCCAGATTTTCAGCAGGCTGCTCTACTGTAGCAGCCTGCTCTAAATTATCTTTTTTCTTTGTCATACACCTTCTTCTAATGAAGCGGCAGCTGCCGCTGTTAAACCTAAATAACCATCAATATCCGGGTCTTCTGTTTTTGGAATCAAATTCAGAGGAATACGCCCAAGAGGAGATGAAGGAATCTCGGATGCCAGTTCAATCGTATTCTTGCAAGCCTCCTTATCGTCCTGTCCTTCATCAGAGCTGAACACCAAAGGAGTGCAAGGAGTACCAGCGATTTTCGCATCTTCAGTACCGCAATTAATCACGATAGAACCTAAGTCTTCATTCACAAGGGTATTGCGGCAAATCGCCATTTCTTTAGTGTCTCCTGGTGACTCCCATGCTGTATGATGCAAGTACCCCTTAGCATCGGCGGAACCTGTCAGAGTATCCCATGATTTAATGGTACTGGATGTACCATAGACAGCAATCGGTTTTTTACCTTCTGCAAAGGCAAAAGCAGTCACCGTAATACCATCAGTATCTTTCTCAAAGGTTTTTACATCTTCCCAACGGAAGAGAATCACATAATGCTTCTTGCCCTTCGGCCTACCGGCTGAAGAGCTTGTTTTTTTAACTGAAACTAAAGTTTCTGCCATATTCATACCTCCTATAATTATACACCCAGTTCTGCAGGTGCCAGTTCATCCACCAATGCAGTAGGCAAATACGCAAAAATAGCTTCCTTAATCCAGAATCCGGTACCTTCGCGCCACTCACCCAGAACCTTAGCCTGGTAGTCATCCGTAGTCATACGCAATGACATGGTCTTCGGGTCTCTTGACATAAGGTGTTTGAAGTTTTCTTTCGGAGTAATGAAGAAAGCACCGGTACCACGCATTCCTTCAATCGGGCCGAAAGTAAAGCGAGAGAAATCGACCTTGATTTTTTCTCCGTCTTCATTTTTCGTATTCGGGAATTTGTCGCGATATGCACGACCGTACTTGACAATTAAGTCCGGATCTGCATGAATGAACATGGTCTTATTCTTGTATAATGGACTCACATCATCTACCGCTTTTTCAATCTGTTTCAGCAGTTCTTCACCCTCACCCAGTTCTGCCGTTTCATTAAGCAGCCAAGTCACATCGGTATCTGAAGCCTTCTTCAAATCACACAGCTGTGTGACAAAACCATCACAAGTTTCTTCAGCCTTGTTTGGTGTAAATGAATCACCAGAAGCTTCCGGTTCTTTATAACGCCCTTTACAAAGAGCCAGTTCGCGGTCTTCATCCAATTGCGGACGAATAAGCTGTTCAACGATATAACGCACAATCGGCATATCCTTCGGCTCCAGCTTCTCATCATACAAGTAACCCAACACATCGTCGATAATGTCTGACGGATAGATGGACACGTTGATTTTCATCGGGTACATCTTAATCGTCATAGGAGTAAATTTGGATTTGCCTTTCGGGGTGAAACGCGGGGTAAATGTCTGCAGCACGGAGTCAATGGCAGCCTGAGAAGCACGTACTTCAAATTTATCGGTGATAATCGTCGACATATAACCCGTACATGAAATAGGGCCTACCAATTTGTTGAAAATGGAAATTTTATCAGAAGAAACATACTTTCCAAATTCAGTTTTCAACTCGTTAGTATCGACGGTAGAATCACCTGTCCACACATCACCTGCAGCTGCTGCATAATACGCCTTGTTATGCATCAGACTCATGTCCGGCTTAAATTCCTTTTTCATCTTACCATCTGTTCCGTTTGTGACCTCTACACCACCTTCACCTGGTAACTTACCCAATTTTTCATTTTCAGCCTTCAGTTTTTTAATTTCGTCCTGAAGCTGAGCAATGGTAGCCGCATCCTTTTTTGACTGGGCTTCATATTCAGCAGCTACACCTTTAACCGATTCCTCGGCAGATACCCCTTCTTTCTCCTCCAGTTCAGCCAAATCATTGACGAAAGCATCCGTAAATTGCTTTCCCCATTTTTCAGTAAGTTTCTGCTGATCACCGGCAGAAAGAATGGAATGGCCATCGGCATCCTTGGCAAAAGAAGAGATGCCCAGAAACGACATGACGGCAGTAACCGTCAACAATAAATTTCTGTTTCGCATTTTATTTTATGTTTTTGGTTTGTAAATAGGCAGAAACCGCGTTGTCTCTTGCGATTTCACGCGCCCTGTTAATTGCATACTGTTTATCTCCGATAGAATCAATCAGGCCGTATTTCAGTGCGTCCTCTGCATAGAACATACGTCCGGAAATGATACCCTCTACTGACTTGTCTAATTTTTCCCCACGGCGTGCTACCACTGAATCCTGGAATCGTTGTGCCAGCGGATTCAGCTCTTCGCGTTTGATAAGGTCATACTTGCCCTCTTTAGCCGCTTCAAATGGTGCGTTCTTATAATTGGACAAATCAGAGTATATGGTGTGTATCTTGACACCCTCTTTCTCGTAATACTTGGCATAATCGGGAAATGACATCATTACACCGATGGAGCCGAACTCGGAAGAAATGGTATTCGATGCGATAATCTCGTCACAGAAAATGGCCGTGTAATAGTTGGCAGAAGCGCACATATCGCAATATGCGATTGTAGCCTTCCCATTTTTACGCGCAAATTCAATCGCCGCGGTCAATGGAGCGATGGCATCCACACAACCACCGCCGGAATCCATATCCAATATGATTCCAGATATATTCGGGTTGGAGGCAGCTTCATATATCATATCGGCTATCTCGGTAGTACCATACGCGCAATACGTGCCATACTTCAGCATGGTACCGTGTACGGGAATAATTGCTACGGTATCAGCCGGAAGGTCTCCGGCAAAAGAAGATGTCCGGCTCATCTCCTTGGAGTAAGCCTGACCTTCGATAGGTTTACGATCAGCCAGCGTCCCCTCTGCAGACTTGTCGAAAGAACCAGTAATAATCTGCTCCAGAATTTGGTGCGATGACTCCACGTCACGCAAGGCTATAGCCCATTGGGAGCGCATAATGGCAGAATACAGGTGTGATAAATGCATAGTGTAATTATAGTTTTTTCGTTGCTACAAAAGTAGATGCACTATACCACGCATAAAAGGACTATAAAAACTTGCTCGATTCCGGCTGCTGCCCCTTATATGTCAATCGTAAAGCATGGGGAGAACCGTCACCTGACAGGCTTAGCACCACCGGAAACTGGTCGGTACCAACTACCCTCGAATTGCCGTCAGTATAATCCAACCGAACTAAAATATAGATTCCTATCCATGCCATTATTTCTTTTTCTGACTCTTGAGAAGAATCAGAAAAAGAAATTGTGAGATTAACCTCGTAATTTGTACCATCAGAAGATAACTGCTCGCTAAAATCAGCAGATGAAAATTTCATTTTGTCCCAAATGCCCGATACCTTAATCTGTGATACACCCGGAACATTAGTCACCGTTGATTCAGACAATGCGATAAAATACACGCCGCAAATTGCAGCCCGTTTACTTTCTCTATTTTGCATAATTGCTTAAAGTTTAAGTAGTTTTGCACGTGAACCTGCAAAATCAATTAAAGATTAATGTGTGAAATAATATTAAGGGAAAAGGCTTAATTGAAGTTCATTGGCAATCTCAGTAGTTATACGACGACGATTACGATAGTCATATTTTTTGACTGTATCGTAATTAATTGCATTTCTCTTGATATTATAGCTATGAAGAAAAGCCTGTATAATCTTATCCTGCTTATATCCCTTCGAATAGCCTACAAAGAAGTATTCCTTGATACGAAGCCTGAACTGAGCTTCGATGAATAATCGCAGCTGCTTCTGCTTCCATTCTGGAATGTAAATAAAATTCTCACTAAATATGGCATGGTTCCATTCCTGCACAGGGAGAATTATCCGGAAAGGATTCTCCCCCAGCTCTTGCTTTCTCGGTCTGTCGGTAATGGTAACCATTGCCTGGATCATGCGGCCTATCTCATGCGAACCATCCGCCATCAGTTCACCCGTATGTCGGTTCTGCTTCAGCTCGTGGTATAAAAAGTCCTGAAGGTGCGGTGCTAAATCAATAGTAACGAAAGGTCTGTCCATAATTATATATGCTTTACGCAAAGATAACCATAATGCGGTAAATATCTCGCATAAAACCATACATATCAACCCACCTTTCGCATAGATAGGTCTAAAATTCGTGCTTGAGTGCAAAAACAGCCTTAAAAAATCATATCTATTTGATTATCAACATATAAAAACCGCACTATTTTCGTACAAAACCCGTACAAAATCGAGTGCGCTGGTACTTTCGTGCATTTTTCGTGAGAAAGTACGGAAAGTGCGGAATCGTGCAAAAAGAGTGCAGACAAAACATTTTGAATATCAATTAATTAAATGAATAAAAATTCAATCCGCACGATTGCACGATTTTTTTTCTAAAATAAATAAGGGTATATTTACAGCCTTAAAAAAAATAAAAAAAAGAATATTATTATATGCCGGATTCCGCTTTTTCGCACAAATGCACACCAATTCTTAATCTATCTAAAAAAGGGGTGAGAGGGGAAAAGCCGGACAGGGGAAAACAAATGGCGCACCGCACGCACGGAGTGCGTACAGTACGCCAGAAAAATGCTTCGACTATGGTTTCGATAAATGCTTCGACTGTTGTTTACATCAAATGCTCAGGGTAATATGTATCGCATAAGAATTCGAATTCGCGTGGGAGCTTTCGACATCCAACTATCACCGCAATGCCCCGCGCGGCCAGCTCGTATAAACGCTGGGTTGTGGATGGGCTTTCACGGAAATTAAAGTCATCTACCAGCACATAATAGGCCTCCGAGAGTTCGATGTCATATACGGAATGCTTCAGAATCTTTCTGGCATCGCTCCTGATGGTAGCCAACCTGCAGCGCATGGCCAGCTCGCAAACCATGTTCGTACGCTGGTTATTATCCGGACTGATGCAGGTCATTATTTTGTTGTTTTTTTTGCTCATATAATTTGCTATTTATTTGGTAGTTAGCTGAAAAAATCGTACCTTTATAGAGTAATAAATTGGGGTATCGCATACCTACTTTGAGTAGAAATGTCTGCTTAAATGAACAGGTTTTACGTAACCTGGCCTTCTGTATATTTTCCGGTAATTTGCCGAAAATTCAATTTTATCCATACTTATGTCATCGTGCTGGTGATAGTATATGTACTGGCAGACTACCTTAATAAACACATCAATACTTTCTGGAACAACCACTTCACAGACGTTAATAGTATCGCCCGGTGCCAGTCCGTCAAGCATATTATAAACTTCTTCCTGGAACTGAACGAATCTCACAATATCTTTACGGTATACGTCCAGTTCGGAGTCATCATTCAATCTATATTTTGATAAATCATTGTTCATCAGTAAGAAATTCTGCTATCGTTATTATTCACAGCCTTTTGTTGCGCATATTCAGGAGATGTATAGTACTCAGGTGTACCAATGGTAAAATATTCCACACCCCCTGCCTTATCGTCCAGGATAGGATTACCTGAACGTGCGTCAAACTTGCAAGGCTTCCCGGTCACCGGGTCCAGCTTCTGCGGGTTGAAGATGTAGCCGCGGAACTGGCAATACTTCAGCAATCTCTTCTTGAACTCAGTAGGAGAATTCGAGAACTTGCGCATGTTAGGATCATAGTTGCAGTATTCATCATACAGTGTCTTACGAACCAGCCGGACATTCAAGTGAGAATCTGCACTGAAGTATTCATCTGCCCAGGAAATGAATACCTCAGTGATTTCCTGACGTAACCTACGTTCAATCAAACGCTCCTGCGGTGCCTGTACGACTCCATACTGAAGGTAGAGCTGCACGCAATTAGCTACCAGATTCCAGCACAAGTTCCATTGTTCAAAATCCCATTCCGTAAAGAAATTGCACCCGAAATCATCTATCGGCTTATGGGTGTCGTTGTAAAAATCACTGAACCCCAACAGCCATTGACGATCTGTGAAAGAAGCACCTTCACCCCGGATGGCATGATTAGTGGCAATGTATATCTTTGGAGAAGTCTCGTATGGAAATGTAATACGGCGGCCGCCCTTATAATTGACTGTCCAATCTCCTGTAAGATTTGGGAATAGACGTTCAAAGTTAAAGTTCATCAGCACGTCATCAATGAATACCAGTTTGGTATTCTCCACCACATCGTTCCATACGAACTGGTCCTCCAGCAAGTCTTTCCGCTTCCCGTTCACGTAAGCTGAAGGAAGAATATGTTTCATCAGCACACCGATAAGCGATTTACCGGAACGGCCATTTGACTCTCCCACCTCTGATTGCTTGCCGTCCATGCCAATGACCGCGCGGTTAACGGATACATCCTTGTACTCCATTGCCATATAACCAATCGCACAGAGTTTGGCAAGCAGATGTTTTCTGTTCTCAAGTAATTCCTCCGGTTCAATCTCCATTTCTCTTTTACGCCAAGTGAAGTTGCTGGTATTGATCAGGAACTGTAAAAAATGACAGGTCTTCCCTTCCGGAGACAAGGTATAGTCCAGCGTGTCATCATGCCCGGTGAAGGTGATCAGTGGGCGGCCAAGGTATTTTGCCGGGAAATCACGTCGCTGTTCTGCCCATACATGATGGGTGATTGACTCGTATCCAAGCTCCTTCACTTCATGCTGCGTCACACGCCAACAGTTTTTCTGAAAATAGAATATCTGTTCGGTACCTACCGGATGAAGGAAGTCAGGATAAATGAAGTGTAGCAGGGATAATTTATCCGGCCCTACATACTGTGTCACACCCTTAGACAGCATTTCGTTGATAGCTTCAGAACAGTTGTTTTCCGCAAATTCAAAAAGGAAGTCGCGGGCTTCAGAAGCCTCGATTACACGTACAAATGGCTGCTCCAGCCGGATGAACTGGAAAGAACCATCCAGTCTCCGGAAGCGGCCAAAGCCACGGTTCTGCAGGAACCGACGGCTGGGTACATAGCGGAACTCATATTCCGTGTAAGTATCACCGCTCCGGCGGGACTTCTCCACCGCTTCCCAAAACATTTCGTCTGATTCAATCGCCTGGGCAGACTCAAGCTGCCCGGATTCATTGATACGCCAGCGGTGTGAACCATAGCGGAACTCCGGAAGACGTGACAACACATCCTTGTGCATTTCGGCAAAATGCTTAACCGAATCAAGGCCCCATAACGTAGACAGCTTATGGTCAGTGTATGCCGAAATACGAAAAAGCTGAAGATACTTACCGGTCAGGTTCTTTTCATTAATCAGCTGGTCGAAGTCGGCCATCAACTCCTGCTCCTTACCCTGAAGGGAACCAGCCAGCAGGTCATCAATGCCCTTTTCGTTTTGCTCGTTTTTCTGCACATGGCCGACATAGATTTCCACGTAGAGTTCTCTGTTCCGGAGAGAACCCATATAGTCACGGAAGTTACGCGCTGCATAGTAGAAATTACGCGGACGCTTCTCTACCTGGTCATTGATACGTATGTTGGCCGAAAGGTCATTCCAATCGGAATCCATGATGAAAAACACTTCCTGGACATGACACTTTTCGATGATTCGAATCAGGTCTTCAGGAAGACGGCCACCGCAGGCAATGTTCTGTATGCCGGATATAGCCAGCGAATACATGCCATGCTTACAGGCTTTTTCTGCTTTCTTCTCACCTTCCTGGATGAAGAGTCGCTGCAGGTGTTCACCTTTGTTATAAAGCTGACGGATTTTGTCCGGAATGTATATCGGAGTACCGCCCCCATAAGGTGAACGGTACTTGAAGGGTTTGCCTTCCTTATCCAGGTGTTCCTCCGGGTACTGCCAGCGAACACGGAAGTATTCGCGCATTTTGCCGGTCGGTTTACCTTTTGCATCCTTCTGTTCATAAGTAACAGGTTTTCCCTCTAGGTCATAATACTTGATAATTACATCATCACCATTCAAGTCGATGTCACCTTTGGAATTGACCGTACCTTTGCTGAAGGTATGGGATAATGTCACTGTACGGTTAGTGGTGGAATCAAAGACATGTGCTATTACATCATCCATGGTAAGTCCTGAACCCTGAAGCATAGAAACACAATAAGAAGAAGCGTCCAGCCCCTTCAGCTCTTTAGAACCTTGTTTGGGTTTTGTTATCTTTGGTTTCGCAGGAACAGGAGAAGAGGTAATATCCACCCCAAATCGTTTAGCCAGATACAATAGCGCATCGTTGAACGCCATGTTCTGTACTTTCATCAGGTAGGTGAGTGCGTCATGGCCGCCGACGTTGCACTTATTAAAGCACCCATATAGTTCTTTCTTTGAATTGTAATTGAACGTATTTTTACCACATACCGGGCATTTACCCCGGTAATCGTACCCTTTTTGCTCTTCCATGTCCTGGAAGTCCCTAATGACTTCCAAGACATGCCCCTCGGCAGCTCTTTTTATTCTGTCAGTGTTATCTTTGGTTATATATTGGCTCATCTTCTGGTTATTTTTTGCAAAGGAAAAAATTAGAAAGTTGCTGCAAAAGGACTATTTCTTAGTAACTATCTCCAACCTGACTCGCCCATGCAGTCCATTGTTTAGGAAAAGTCGGGGGATTTTCATCCATATATCGTCTTCCGCTGCGTAAGGGGCAAACGCCCGAATAATCTTACGAGCATGATATTTTTGCATCCTACGGCGTTTTACCAAGTCAATCTATTCAGTTTTACACTATCTTTTTTTCTTGTCATGGTTTTTCTTTTTTATGAAGAATTTGTGCTTAGCACGCAATCTTCGGTTCAATTCTGAAATACGGTCGTATTCAGTGGGTATGTCTTTATATGTCACCATCTAATAAAACTCCTGCTATATCTCGAGAAAGCACATCAAGAATAAATATCCGTTCATTCTCTGTGTAATTTTGAATATGTTCCCGGACAAAACCAAGTTCCATCCGAGCCACCTCCTTCAGCTCTTCTCCCCTTGGAGAGAGATAACCGATACCGGCTATTTGGGCCGATATTTCCGGATTTGTATTTTTTGTTCGGTCTGTCATAATATTCCTCTTTTTACCAGACGAGATATTGCTATTTCTTCTCCCAAGCCAATCAAAAGCCAAGGATCGGCATATTCAACAGTAAATTTCGACATATCCTTATATTCAGCATGCTCCTCAATCTTTATGATACGTAATACACATTTATTATGCGTTTTTTCGATTTTCATCTTTAGTATATCAGTAATTTCTTTATCGCATAAAAAACTTATTTTTTCCATACTACTATATTTTCATCAGTCATCCTCTATAATTTTCTTCCCACAAAAAGGGCAGTACTGGTAAGTTAAGTCAATACTGCTTTGACTTTTACAAAAGGTACCATCCTTCTTTTTCTTTCGATATAAAACCTCTATAGAAGGAAGTAAACGTATCTTTCCATTAATAGGCGTAAATACACCTCGTATCATTGCATTGGGGTCACCTGTGGCCCATCTCACTTTCTCCTTAGCTTCTTCAAAACAATTACATGCCATATATCAATCAATAAAATATTCACAACTATAAGCTCCGGAATCGCTTGGAAAATCTATATTCACGCAATACTCACCACACATTAAGAATGGTTTGTCTGAAGTAATTGTACCTTCTTCATTTGTGTTCGGATCTAAAAGTTTTGCACCTTTCACCATTTTGTCCAATTTGGCTTTCATTTTGTCTGAAGTAAAGCAGGTTATCTTTTTACCTGAACTATGGTAGTAAATAAGCCCCATGTTTAATGATGTCATGGCTTGCTCGACAATATTCATTATTTCCTTTTTGCTAAGAATATTGAAAGTTTCAAACTGTTGTACTTTAACGTCAGGGAATTTCTTTATAAAATCTTTTTTTATCATAATTATTAATACCTTATACCGACAAAATCATTCGGTTCAATAAAACCTTTTGTTCTCATTTCATAAATAATCTGATTTTTATTCAATTCACTTCCATGCCATTCTAATATTATCTCATTACTACCATTGCAAGAAGATATATTAGGCTCATCATTGGGCTCAAAATCAGTAAACTTAATATATCGAATGATATTTTGTAAAGCCAAATCTGCTTTGTTTAAAGAAGTCTCTGCTTTGGCTATAGCTACATCCAATCTGTTCATTTTAATCCTCCTTTTTCTCGAAAACTTTAACTGGGAACCAGTATATTTTACTCTGTTTTTTTGATTCTTCATATACCATTTGTCTGACTTTGAATACCATATCGACATCCCGAGAAGCAGATTGTAATTTTGTTTTCATTGTAGTGGTGTCTGTAGCCATTACAATGGCAATCAATAATGCATCTATCATGATGTGTATAACTTAAAAATCGTCTTGTTTCTTTAACCGATTTGGGTCTCTCAGTTTTTTGCTGAAATCTATCAGTTCTTTAAGGTCATGTACAAGATTATCCAAATCATCATATCTTTGCTCAACATTATATAAGATTGTTTGCTGACGTGTAGTGGCTTCTCCAACTTCTTGTATGCTCAGGTATTTCTCATATCTTTTCTTTGTTTTAGTCAGTTCTTTTTCCAATGCCTTTGTTATTATCTCACCAGCAAGGTCCATTTCTTCTAATGTAAATCCTATGTATTTGTTAAGAAGCATCGGAGATTTTAGGTTGGGTGAAGTGACGTATTCCATAAAATCAAATTATTTAAGTACAATTAATTCCACATATTAGGTCTATCTTTAATTCTCTTGAGGTAAGCGGCAATTTTAAGGGAAGCGTCTTCCCCATTTTTAACGAATATCCTGGTATGGGTTTTGTCACCAGGTATTGCTACATACCTACCATTCTTTTCAAGTTCTCGCTGCCGTTCTATTTTCAATTCAGTACCGGAAGGATTCTTTTCGAGGTCTACTTTGCGCGGAATTAACGGGTCGCCTTCTGTTATCATATCATTAAAGTTTAACCATTCATAGATTTATAACACGAGATAAGTTCTGCAGTATTATTAACACCCAGTCGAGCTCTCATATTGTTGCGATGCCGGATCACGGTAAATACAGAAATATTCATTTCGTCTGCTATCTGCTGGTTAGTCATACCTGAAGCTATCAACTCAAGGATATTTTGCTCTTGAGTAGTCAGCTTAGTATTGAGAACAGGGGAACAAACTACACCACACAACTTACAGTCAGCTGTGTTTCGCAACGGGCATGACACCTGCTCGATATGCAGATTTCCTCGCAAGTCAATATCCAGCTGGAGCGTATCAAATGAACCGAAGTTACACCTGCAGAAACGGTGAACCATCATATACTCATAGTAGGAACGGTTCATGCTGCTTCGTGAATATAATTCAGATAAGGCTGCAAATGCACCTGGATATCTGTCATTAATTAGTTGCAACATAGATTGAATAATCTCCCGGTCTGTTTCTTGTAACACCTTAACCGGACCGTTCATAGGCTTAACCATCACATCCCCTTCAGGAGTGCTATAGAATTCGATATTTGCAAAATCAATCATGGCTTAGGAAATAATTCTTCAATGGGACGACCTAATACTTCAGATATAATTTTTTGTTTTAGAGGTGGTGGAGTAATTTGTCCAGATAACCACCTGTACACCACAGACTCAGAGGTCTGAGTTTTCTCCATGAGCAGCTTCACAAGTTGTGTTCGCTCATTCGGCTGGGACTTGATGTCAGTAAATACCATTTTTTCAAGATTTTAGTTAATAATGGACGTAACTGAATCTTTTTTTACTATTTTCGTCACGTCAGAAAACTTTCGTCACGCAAATATGCGTAGTATTTTTCGCATATCAAAGCATTTATGCGATAAATATTTCGCATTAACAGTATATAACAGATGGGAAATAAGAAGAGTAATAGTGAGCTAAAAGAACGAATGCTGCAAATATGCGCTGAATTGGGACTATCAGCCAATAAGTTATCAGAAGATAGTGGTATGAGCCGTGAGTATATCCGACAAATGAAGGACTATATATCCCCTGAAATGCTGCGGTACATATCTCGCACATATCCCCACATAAATCTTATATGGCTAATAACCGGCGATGGGGACATAGTTAATAAGGCTAATGGCGAGGAGGTATCCTTGCTAATACGAATGCTGAATGAAGAGCGCGAAAAGAATAAATATCTCAGCGATAAAGTAGCACAACTCGAGGAGGAATTAAAAAAAATTAAGTCCTGAGTGCATTTGCAAGTCATTTGTACTCAGGATTTTTATATATCGTAAGCCGGGACAATATCGGGACAAAACGATATTATAAGCTACTCAACAAATTATAGAACATTATTGATAATCAAATAGATAAGACGCTAAACATTATGTAATAGAATCCAGTCACCCCGACTGCTGAAAATCAAGGAGTTAAGATAAACATCTTAACTCCTTTTTTTTGATTCCTACAACAAAGTTACTACAAAAAAGTGAAATGCGGAAGAATATGGTAATGGATTTGATTTACAGGGGTTTCATTTACGCTGCCAATTATTCCGAGAGCCATTACAATCCACGCCGAAGCCAAATCAAGACGGAGCTACGTTACTTGTTCGTAACCACGCCCAATAGGTGACGAAATGGACACGAATAACGAAACAAGGCTTTAAGGATTAGTGAGTTACTGACAACTCACGCAAAAAATCCGGTAACGAAAAAAGATTGCGCCGTTCTTCCGCGATTTGCGTATCAGAGGAGGGTTCTTCACCAACTAATTTTGAACAAAAAAATTAAGGACGATGAAGAGTACATTTTCAGTTATTTACTACCTCAAACGTCAGGTAGTGAAAAAAGACGGGACGGTTCCCGTCATGGGACGCATCACGGTGGACGGCAGCCAGACGCAATTCAGTTGCAAACTGACCATCGATCCCAAGTTGTGGGACACCAAAGGGGGACGTGTCACGGGCAGAAGCACGGCGGCACTCGAAACGAACCGCATGCTTGACAAGATGCGGGTGCGCATCAACAAGCACTATCAGGAAATCATGGAGCGTGACAACTTCGTCACGGCAGAGAAGGTGAAGAACGCCTTTCTCGGACTGGAACACCGCTATCACACGCTGATGCAGGTGTTCCAGCAACACAACGAGGACTATGCCAAGCAGGTGGAAGCAGGCATGAAAGCCAAAGGCACACTCTTGAAGTACAAGACCGTTTACAAGCACCTGCAAGAGTTTCTCAACATCCGTTACCACGTGAAGGACATCGCGTTGAAAGAGCTTACCCCCGCTTTCATTTCCGACTTCGAGATGTTTCTGCGCACGGACAAACACTGCTGCACCAATACCGTGTGGCTGTATGTATGCCCACTTCGGACGATGGTGTTCATCGCCATCAACAACGAATGGCTCACACGCGACCCGTTCAGGGAGTATGAAATCAAGAAGGAGGAAACGACACGCAGTTTCCTGACCAAAGACGAAATCCGCCTGCTGATGGAAGGTAAACTGAAGAACGCCAAACAGGAACTATACCGCGACCTCTACCTGTTCTGCGCCTTCACGGGCTTGTCATTCGCCGATATGCGCAATTTGACGGAAGAGAACATCCGCACCTACTTCGATGAACACGAGTGGATAAACATCAACCGCCAGAAGACGGGCGTGGTGTCTAACATCCGCCTGCTTGACATTGCGAAACAAATCATCGACAAATACCGCGGGCTGTGCGAAAACGGCAGGATTTTCCCTGTTCCCCACTACAACACGTGCCTCGCCGGGATCCGTGCCGTCGCCAAGCGTTGCGGCATCACCAAGCATATCACGTGGCATCAGAGCCGCCATACGGCAGCCACGACGGTGTTCCTCTCCAACGGTGTACCCATCGAAACAGTCAGTTCCATGCTGGGACACAAGAGTATAAAGACAACGCAGATATACGCGAAGATAACCAAAGAGAAGCTCAACCAAGACATGGAGAACCTTGCCGCAAGATTGAACCAAATCGAGGAATTTGCAGGATGTACCATCTAAAACAGAGACGCCATGAAACGTGACATAATCATTATAGAGGACAAGACGGTCAGCATAACCGGTAACGAGGTATGGATGACCGCCGGGGAAATCGCCGAAGAGTTCCATGCCACCGTCCCGGCAGTGAACGCCGCCATCAAAGCCGTCCGCAAGTCGGACGTGCTGAACGACTACGAGGTATGCCGCTACATACAGCTTGAAAACGGCCTGTACGCGGATGTTTACTCGCTTGAAATCATCATTCCAGTAGCCTTCCGGCTGAACACCTACTATACACACGTGTTCCGCATGTGGCTGGTGGAGAAGGCACTCTCAAAGGAAAAGAGGCAGGCATACGTGATGTTCATACAGAACGGGAAAACCGGATATTGCTGAACACGCATACAGACAACGAAAAAGGAAACGGACAACACCATCGGGTGCTGTCCGTTTCCTTTTTTTTCATGCAACCGCCTTATTCCAGCGGCTTGAGGTAATTCGCCTCCAACAGTTCACGCAGTCCCGATTCGGGATAAAGCACCTTACCTGCCAGAAGGATAAAGGGCAGCATCCTGTTGTTGCGATACTCCTGCAAGGTGCGGCGGCTTACCCGGAGCATTTCCGCCACCTCCCTGTCCGTCAGGTAATGTTCCCCGTCCAGTGGCGGACGGTAACTTTCCAAAAATGCGGAGAGCCATTTGGAGCCTTTGAGCATATTCTGTATCGCGGTGGCAACCGGCTCGTCCTCCATTGAGAAAACCTCGTTGTTCTCGTTCATCATAACATCGGATTAAGTGGTTAATAAAAACAGAGTCATTTTCCATCGGGATAGATCGTGCCGATAAGCGGAATAAGCCGCCTGACCTCCTCCGGCCTGTAATAGAACCTGCGGTTTATCTGCGAGTAGCCGATAAGCCGCCTGTCACGCAATGACTGCAACGTGCGCGGGCTGATTCTCAACTGCCCGCAGACCTCCTCGCCCGTGAGCCACCTTTCCAGCCGCCCGCCGTCGCTTTTGCGCCTGAGGGCGGCGACTTTCTCCGAGAGGGCGTTGAATGACGCCAGCATCATCTCGAAGGTCTTTTTCTCGATAGATACGATTTCCATATACCAAAACATTTAATGATTTACCGCAAAGGTAACGCAGCCGCCTTGAATGCGTGCCGTTTTCCGCTATACGGCAGCTTGTTGCGCCGGTTGTCCGGGTTACGGAGTCACTTTCAAAGAAAATCTTACGTGAGTCACGTAATGAGTTGTTAAAGCCCCTTTTGTTTATTGCCGAATTTTGCCGCAGAGAAACAAAAGAAAGGACAAAATATGAAAGTGATAACGATTGAAAGTTCCGCCTTCACCGCCCTGACGGAACAGATAGCCGAGATAGCGGTCTATGTGCGTGCCGTTTCCGGTGAGAGGAAGGGAGAGTCTTCCGACATGCTGCTCACCACCCGCGAGGCGGCGCACCTGCTGAACGTGAGTACCCGTACCCTCCAACGTATGCGCAGCGAACAGCGCATCGGCTATATCGTGCTGCGCGGCAAATGCCGCTACCGCCGGTCGGAAATAGACCGCCTGCTCGCAGACTGCACCGTGGCAGAAGATGCAGCGACACTGACGGAACTGAAACGCAACCACACGCTGCGCACGGGCGGCGGCAAACCCAAAGGAAGGAGGACATAAGATATGGAACTGCTTACACGAAACAATTTTGAGGACTGGATGCAGAAGCTGATGGAACGGCTCGACCGTCAGGACGAGCTGCTGCTCTCCCTGCGACCGTCCGGCAAAGCCCCGAACCCGATGGAAAGTATCAGGATGTTCGACAACCAAGACCTCTGCATGCTGCTCCAGATAAGCAAGCGTACCCTGCAGCGCTACCGCAGCATCGGTGCATTGCCGTACAAGACGCTCGGCAAAAAGACCTATTACAGCGAGGAGGACGTACTGACATTCCTCTCCGAACACGTAAAGGATTTCCGCAAGGAAGATATAGCCTTCTACAAGGCGCGTATCCATAATTTCTTTAATAAATAACCCATTAAAACATTTTTCAAATGGCAAAGAAAACAACAGAAAAAGACGTGCTGATAGTCCGCGACGAGAAGACGGGCGAGATTAGCGTGGTAGCCGGGCTTAACGCCGACGGCTCACCCAAGCGTACCCCCGCAAAGGCGGAGAACGCGCAGAGTTTCCTGCAATTCGACAGGCACGGAGACGTGCTGGACAACTTCTTCAAGAACTTCTTCCGGCAGTGCAAGGAACCCAGCC